AGGATTGCGTAAATACATTTGTTCACAGTTCAAACCTAATGTTGCAAAGTGTATGTATGAAATGTTGGGAGCAAAAAATGTATTAGACTTTTCTATGGGATGGGGTGACAGACTTGCAGGATTTTATGCTGCGTCTTGCACCGAACATTATGTTGGATTGGATCCAAGAGTAGAAAATCATCCGATATATTATGAACAAGTTCAGTTCTATGAAAAGAATTTAGGTTTCTTTGAAGGTAAGAAGAAAACAAATTTCTATCAATCACCGGCAGAAGATTTTGATTTCTCGCAATATCCAGAACATTTTGATTTGGTGTTTACATCACCACCGTATTTCAATGTTGAGAAGTATTCACAATCAGATACACAGAGTTGGGTTCGATATAAAGGAATTGATATGTGGAATAAAGATTTTCTACAAAAGACACTAGGAAATATTATACCATCGTTGCGAGTTGGTGGTGTCATGGCAATAAACATTGCAGATGTTTACACAAATTCCGCTTGGTCTACGGGTAGACAATGGTTAGAGATAACAAACCCGATGAATGATTTTCTTGTAGAGAGTGGAATGGAATACTTGGGATGTATCGGAATGGAAATGTCCAAAAGACCTAACTCTGCCGGTGCAGGAACAGCTACAAGAGACGGACACTTTCTTGATGATAGTGTTCAGTTTGCTCAAGAGAATAAAGATAAAAAGTTTTGTGAACCAATATGGATGTTCAAAAAGGTATAATATGTATCAAAACATTTTTGTTAAAACAAATACAAAAGAAGCATGGGTGTGGGATGATGCCAAAGGTTTGATGCATTTTGAATACACGCCTTATGCTTACAAGAAAGATCCTAACGGTAAATATATTTCTCTATACGGTGATAAACTTTCAAAGGTTACAAACTTTGTAAAGAATGATCCTGACCTATTTGAATCGGATATTGCAGAGACAACTCGTATTCTTGTTGATATGTATAGTGATTCCGATATGCCCTCGAAAGGAATTGTTACAATGACATTTGATATTGAGGTTGAAATGATTACCGGTATTCCTGATCCAACACAAGGTAATAACGAAGTTACATCTATTGCTTACCATGATTCCGCAACAAACCAATATACAATTCTTGTATTGGACAAGAAAAGAAAATTGGATGGAAAAACTACGGATAACAAAAAAGTAATTCCTTGTCCAGATGAAAAAACTTTGTTGCTTAAATTCATAGATGCTATTCAAGAAATCCAACCCCATGTTATGACCGGTTGGAATTGTGATGCATTCGATATTCCATATTTGCATAATCGTATCAAAAGAGTTCTTGGTAAGAAACATGCAAATAGTCTTTCAGTAATTGGTGAAATGTTTTATTCACCATATCGTAATCGTTATACAATCGGTGGAACATCCGTGTTAGATTATATGACCGTGTATAAAAAATTCTCATATAAAGAATTACCATCTTATGCTCTAAACGCAGTTTGTATGACCGAACTTGGTCGTGGTAAGGTTGAGTATGAAGGCAACCTTGATGACTTGATGGAAAATGATATTGATACATTTATAGAATACAACATTACTGACGTTGAGTTGGTTATCGAATTGGACAAGAAGTTACAGTATATTGATTTAGTTCGTGGTATCGCTCATGTTGGCCATGTTCCTTATGAAGACTTTGTATATTCATCAAAGTATTTGGAAGGTGCTATGCTTACTTATCTTAAACATATTGGCGGTGTTGTTGCTCCGAACAAACCTGCTGATAGACAAGAAAAGATGCAAGAATTGAAAGAGAGCGGTGAGAAAGGATTTATCGGTGCATTTGTTAAGGATCCTGTTCCGGGTAGATATGATTGGATGTATGACTTGGATTTGACATCACTATATCCGTCAATCATTATGACACTAAACATTTCTCCAGAAACAAAGATTGCTAAGATTGAAGATTGGAATGCTGAGGATTTTCTTCGTGGAAAAAAAGATGAATATATTGTTGGCAATGACCGTATATCAAAAGAAAAATTAAAAGCATTTCTTGATAAATACAAGTATACAGTTTCATCAAATGGTGTCATGTATAGTTCAGATAAAACAGGACTTATTCCAGCAATTCTTTCAGATTGGTTTGATAAACGGGTGGAATATAAAAATGAAATGAAGAAGTGGGGTAAAGCTGGAAATACAGAAAAGTATGAGTTTTACAAGAAAAGACAACTTGTTCAGAAAATTCTTTTGAATAGTATGTATGGTATCTTGGGATTACCTGCATTTCGTTTTTATGATATTGACAATGCAGAAGCAGTTACACTTTCTGGTCAAACGGTTATCAAGAAAACAGAAGCTGCTATCAATATGAAATACAATAAAGAATTGAAAACCGATGATATTGATTATGTGCAGTATGTTGATACTGACTCTGTGTTTGTTTCGTGTTTACCTTTGGTGAATAATAGATTTCCGGATATTGATACAAACGATATTGAAACAATGACGCCGAAGATTTATGAGATTGCAACGGAAGTTCAAGATTATGTCAATCAATTTTATGATGTTTTTGCCAAAAAGATATTCAATACTGACAAACATCGTTTGGAAATCAAACAAGAAATGATTGGTAGAACAGGATTCTGGCAAAAGAAAAAGAGATATGCACTTTGGATTATTTCTGATAACGGTGTTCCAATGGATAAGTTGGAAGTTAAAGGTTTGGATATTGTTCGTTCATCTTTTCCCAAATCATTTCAAAAATGTATGAAGGATGTGATGATTGATATTCTCAAAGGTAAAGATAAAAATGAAATTGATGAATACATATTGACTTTCAAAAAGAATTTGAATGATGTTTTGATAAACGAGGTTGCAAAAACTTCTTCAATAAAAGATATTAAAAAGTATGCTACTCCCGTTAAAGATGATGTTCTCGGTAAGTATGCAAAGGGAACGCCATCACATATCAAGGCGGCTATAAACTATAATAAGTTATTGACTATATTTGGTTGTCCTCCTAAATATCCGCCAATTAAAAATGGTGATAAGGTTAAGATTGCTTATTTGAAATCAAACAAATACGGATTGGAAGAGTTGGCATTTCGTGGTGATTCGGATCCAGAAGAAATTATACAATTTGTCAAGGATTATTTTGATGCCAATGAATTATTTGTTTCGGAATTGGATGGCAAGTTAAAAAATTTCTATGAGGCAATGAGGTGGGATTTCCCAACCGAGAATAAAAAAGTTGCACAAAAGTTTTTTTCGTTTTGAAATTACGCAAAAATTTCATATATTAGCATAAATTATTTACTATTCATTAAGGATTGTTGTTATGGAAAAATCAAAGTTGTTGAACTTTATCAGTAAGTATCATTTGGGTAAGCTGATACAGTCTGTTGCTTGGAATGCAAATGGTGGGCTTTCCACTCGTTTTATTTCTGATGATAAATGTGTAGTTGGCGAAGTTAAGTTGAAAAGTTTTCAAGGTGATGATTGGAAGTTTGGTGTGTATAACACAGACTTGCTTGTAAGTCTTCTTGGTGTTCTTGGTAACACAGTAAACTTTCAAGTGAATGGTGCTGGTGATAAGGCATTCTCATTGACTATTGATGATAAATCAACTACTGTAAATTATATGTTGGCTGACCTTGCAGTTATTCCACCTGCACCAGACTTGAAAGAATTGCCAAAGTTTGAGTTGGATATTACAATTACAAAAGAATTTATTGATAAATTCATCAAGGCAAAGTCTGCTCTATCGGATATTGAAAAGTTTACGGTATTAAAAAATGATAAACTGAATAAGTATCAAATTGTTCTCGGTTATTCAAATACAAATTCAAATCGTATCTCAATTGATATTGATTGTAATGCTAGTGGTGATATTGAACCAATTAGTTTCTCTGCTAAATACTTCAATGGTATTCTTGCTGCTAATAAAGATTTGAATGGTGGAACACTAAAAGTTTCATCAGAAGGTTTGGCAAAAGTTGAATTTGATATTGATGACTATGATGCAAAATATTATTTAGTAAAATTGGATAACAATTGATGAAAAAATATTTTTATGAAAAGGGTAATGTTCTATCTTGGCCGTGTAATATTACATACGGTGAATTGGTAACTTATGATGATAAAAAGTTTTCCGAATGGGTAGAAGATTTACGAATGAGGTTTTTGAAAGATTGGGATGAAAACGGTAAACCACCACTCGTTGGCAGATCCGAAGAGGAGATTGTTCAATCGTTTTCAAAGCTCCGTCAATTCAATTCATCAAAAGTTTTTCATAATCCAGATAAAGGCAATGACAAAGATATAATCGGCGTCATTGCCAATTTCTCTAAAAATGGTTCTGCTGCTAATCAATTCTTTCCAACGATGCTGAAAACAAAGATTGCGAGTGGAACAAGTGGTGAGACATCTAGATCAATCTATGATTTCTTTACCGATGAAATGAAAGATACTTTTCATCATGTTATGCGTAGAACTCTTTACAATGACTCGATGTATCTTTATAGTAAATCTATTTCATCAAATCAAATCAAGAACCCTTATTTCCGAGAAGGTGAAACTCTACGCGATTTCTTTCTTGCATTTAAGAATGGTGATGGTAGATTTGATGGACAAGGTTTGCGTATATCAAAAATATCTTGCACACTTGAAACCTACAATAAAAAATATACAAAGTATTTGACTATAAAGGCAGACCAAATCCGTGAGTTTGTTAAGGATGGAATACTTGATGTGAGTATGATATTTTATTTAGGTGATATAGAAGAACTGTCTGATAATTTTATGATAAAAAAAGACGGTGAAGAACCAAGAGTAAATGTTTTCTTGGTAAGAGTATATGAAAAGAGTGCAAAATTATTTCCACAAGCATTTCAGATATTCCGTATTTCTTTCTCACAACCTGCTGTAAACTTTCCACCAATGACTGCAAAGTTTTTGTATGAACATTTTACAAAACATATTCCAGCAAGTGAAATGGTTACGGTATATGATCCAAGTGCCGGTTGGGGTGGAAGAATTTTAGGAGCAATGTCGGTGAGTAGGCCGATACATTATGTTGGAACGGATCCAAACACAGACAATTCAATTCCTGATTTGGGAATTACTCGTTATGAATATCTTGCAGACTTTTATTTGAAGTCTATTGGTGAGAAAGGTAGTTCACTTTCATCGAAGTTCTTTGATGTAAGAGAAGACCATACATACGAAGTTTTCCAAGATGGTTCTGAAACAATACAATTCAATCCTGATTTTCAAAAGTATAAAGGTAAATTGGATTTTGTTTTCACATCACCGCCGTATTTCAATCGTGAAATGTATTCTGATGATGATACACAATCATATAAGGCACACGGAGAATACGCAGATTGGCGTGATAACTTTTTGAAACCAACATTGGAAACTGCTGTTGCTTATTTGAAAAATGATAGATATATTTGTTGGAACATTGCAAATATCAAAGTATCTGCAACCAAAACAATAAATCTTGAACAAGATTCTATTGATATATTAAAATCTTTGGGAATGGAATACAAAGGTAAAATGTGTATGCTTATGACAAAGATGATTGGTAATTCCGATCCAGAACGGTTAGCAAATAAAGTTTTATACAATGGTGAATGGTTTAAGCACGAACCAATTTTTGTTTTCTATAAACCCTAACATGAAACCTAACGGCGATAGTTTAAGTAAATTCTTTGATGTTGATCCGCTAGAAGTTCGTTTGTGGAAAGAGACCGGTGAATTTTTTGCAGGTAAAAGAGAATTGGATGATACAATAGATTGTATCTTTCAGTATTACCGCAAACACGGTTATCCATATATGAAAATTACTGAACACGAAAAACATGAACACATGAGAAAACTACAACAGTTTGATTATGATAGTATTTTCAAAGACGGTGATATAATTCAAACCATGAACGGACTTCGGTTAGCGTGGTCATACTTTCCGCACGCGATGGAAGTTAAATGCGGAAACTCAAAGATGTCTCCAATCGATAATTTTTTGAATGACCAAACATTCAAAATGACAATACGCAAATGTTTGAAGTGGTTGTCAAAACATTGGGGTAGTTCCTTTCAAGAGAACCGTCTTCGTCAATCACTTAAAATATATTCTGGTGTTCAAGGTGTTTCCAATTTTAGACCAACTGCTGCTGGTGTTATCTATAAAAAATATGGCGGTGACGGTGTGATATGGGATATGTCTTGTGGTTGGGGTGGAAGATTAGTTGGTGCTCTTGCTTCCCCTCATATTAAAACTTATATTGGAACAGAACCATCAACGAAAACATTTGAAGGTCTGTGTAAATTACGCGATGATTTTGATTATCTCGGTAAAGATATTCAATTGAATATGATGGGTTCGGAAGATTATCTTCCCGAAAAAGATAGTTTAGATTTATGTTTTACATCGCCACCATATTTCGATACTGAAAAATATGCAGATGAAGAAACTCAATCGTATAATAAATTTCCAACCCGTGAAACTTGGGGTTCTGGTTTTCTTCAATCAACTTTCCGTAATTGTTATCACGGATTGAAAATGGGTGGCTATATGCTAATAAACATAGCCAACACACCAAAGTATAAAGATTTGGAAGAAATGACTATAAAGTATGCCAACCTAGTTGGTTTCGATCACACCGATACTCTACAACTGATACTGTCCGCTGTTATGGGAGCTGGCTATAAAAGAGAGCCAATCTTCGTATTTCAAAAAAATCGCTAGGATATTAGGCGAAAATTACATATATTAGTAGATGAATTTATTAACCAATAAGGTATGTTATGTTTAACGCTTCACACACAATTTGGAATGAAAAGTATCGTCCACAGACACTTGACACTTATGTTGGCAATGAAACTGTAAAGGCAACATTCCAACAGTATATTGATACAAGTGATGTTCCACATCTTCTTTTGTATGGCGATGCCGGTAGTGGTAAAACTACCCTTGCTAAGATTGTTGCAAATACTATTGCAAAAGATAATTATATTTACATCAATGCTTCAGATGAAAATTCAGTAGATACTGTTCGTGATAAAATCAAACAGTTTGCTTCATCTATCGGATTCGGTGGTCTTAAAATTATTATTCTTGATGAATGTGATTACATGACACCTAATGCTCAGGCGGCACTTCGTAATGTTATTGAAACATTTAGTAAGACTACTCGTTTTATCTTAACTTGTAATTATGTAGATAAGATTATCGATCCAATTCAATCTCGTTGTCAAATTTTTAATATAGTTCCGCCATCAAAGAAAGAAGTTGCACAACATCTTGTAAAAATTCTTGACGGTGAAAGTGTAAAATATGATAAAGATAATTTAGTTACAGTTATCAATCAATCTTATCCAGATATTCGCCGTGTAATTAACACAACTCAACGATGTGTTATTGGTGGTGTTTTGAAATTGGATGAAACAACTTTGGTAGAACACAATTATCTTTCTTCAATTGTTGATATTCTCAAATCAAATAAAAACAAAAAAGAAAAGTTTGATGGTATTCGTCAGTTACTTGCTGACAATCATGTTCGTGACTTCAATCAAATGTTCAGACATCTTTACGATACTGTTGATACATTCGCTAATGGTTTCGTATCAACTATTATTTTGATTATTGCTGAAGCACAATACAAAGATAGTTTTGTTGTAGACCATGAAATAAATGCCATGGCTATGTTTATTCAAATTATTATGGAAATTGACCAAAGGAGAAAATGATGGGTATTTATGACATCAATGGTGGTGGACCGCCACAACAAGAACCACAACAAGTTACGGTAGACTTAAATCAGGCAACCGATATTGAATGTTCAAAGTGTGGGCACAAGTTTTTTCACGAAGTAGTTTTCTTCAAAAAGATTTCTGCATTACTTTCACCAACAGGACAAGAAGGAATTATTCCAATTCCAACTTATGCTTGTTTGAAATGTGGTAATATCAATGAAGAATTTTTACCATCAAAAAGGCAACAACTAAACGATTAAGGATTATCATGGCAAAAAGTTTATTTGATCATATTAAAGGTGTTACTTTCCGAAAAACAAAATGGGAAGAACTATCAGAAGAAGATGCGAAGTCATGGAGCAATTATATGATTGCTCGTTTCTTTTCAATGGAACCAGAATTTGTTGAAGTCATAAATGAGTTTCAAACATATTCAAATGGAATACTATCTTCAAGAGATTACTATAAACTTTTGCTAGATATTCTCCCAAAGAAATCCATTTTCCTGAAATACATAAAGTCTAAACACAAAATGGAAATAGAACCAGAAATTCTATCTACATTTTGTAACCACTTTGAGTTGGGAAGAAATGAAGTATATGCATACATCAGATTTCTGAAAGAGAATAACCAAGACGAATTGATTGATATACTGAAACAGTATGGAACGCCAGAGGCAGACATTACTAAATTTGAAAAACAATTAAAGAATATAAAATGAGGAATAAGATGTCTATAAAAGAAAGAGATTTGGGTATAAAGAAACACGAAGCTGTTTTAGAAATAGAAGAAAAGTTTCCAGTAATGACTGCAGAATTTAAGAGAATACAGGCACAACAGTATGAATTGTTTTGCCGTAA